ACCAATGACGATGTTAACATTGGCAGAAGTTGCAATTCGAGCAATAGTGGCTCCAAAGGGAGCAGAGCCGCTTTGCGCGCTGGTTCCTGTTGATGTAATGTTCTCGCTGGAAATAATGCGAGAAGCAATGTTGTTTTGATATGCCATTTTAATTTCCTATGCCTTTACGTTTTCGCCCGAAGCCATCTCGAAGCCGAGTTCGATACCCTTGAGCTTCAACTCTTCTTGCTTGATAGCAATGTTGTATTCCGTTTCTACACGGTCTAGTTCAAGTTTAGCCGCCTTCAGTTCAAGCTCTTTGGCCTTAACCTCTGCTTGCATCTGAGAAGCCTGAGCTTCCATGATAAGAGCTTGGCTCTGTGCTTGGACAGCTTGCTCCTGCATGTTAGGCTCAGTGCGCGGAGGCGGGGGAGGAGTTACCAGAGCATCGATGTTGTTGATGCCCATCTCCTTACCAATCTGTCGAACAAGATTGTAGATGTTGTCAGGAGAAACAATGCCCTCTGTCTGAGTAGCCACCTTCTCAATAAACTGAGAGAATGTTGCCAGATTAGCCATACGGTTGTTTTGGTCTCCGTAGCCGATACCAACCTTAATATCTACGTCGAGGTCTTCACGCCAGCTTGCAGGGTCAATTTCCTGATAGGTGTTGTTGATACGTACAATCTTTTTACGGTCTTCGTAACGCTGAACAAGGTTGTAGATCGACTTGAACATATTGCGAACGCCGGTCTCTGCAAACACCCGCGCAATCAGTTCTAGGCGACCTTGGGCGTTTGTAAGAGCCCCCTGCACAGCACCCTGCGTTACGTGGCTCTTCAGAACGTCTGCCGAAAGACCCTGCGTCTGCGGATTAACACCTGTGCGTCCAGATTTGATACCTTCCCAATACTCCAGCATCTGGAAAGCCGCTGGCTGTAGGGCCGGTGTAGTGATCGGCTGCAGCGCGTTGGGACCGCGAGTACGGACAATACCGCCCGGACGGTTGGTCAATAGGTCATCAATGTTGACCTGTCCTTCGACAACCTGGAACCGCCCGTTGTTTGCCAGATACATATTGTCCAGCAGGTTACGGGTCAGGGTCGAACGAATAAGCTGAATATCCTCTACAGTCTCTGCCACCGAAAGACCAAAGAACTTGTGAGGAATCGGGATTGGGCAGACAGAGCTAAAGGGGATATAGTCGATAGGCTCACAGTCTAGGATAATGTCTCCCGAGTGTGTAATCTTGTGAAGGACGCTGGTTCCATCTTCTTCCATGTCCAAGCGTGTGTAAGATTCAAAAACTTGGACCTTAACTTCTGAGTCTTCTGCAGCTTGGTTGGGGTAGGTGTTGGTGGAGTCATACGAGTGACGCGCCATGTACTCTTGGCTCGTGGTGATGTCGTCTGCTCCGGCTGAATAAGCTGGGAGATCGTACACCATCTCTTCGTCGTAACCCATGCGGATAAGATCGTTACGGGTCTTGTGAGAGCGGTGACAGATAAACCGCGCATCTTCGATAGACTTAGCTCCTGCGTTAATCAGGAACTCTTCAGGCGGAACGTTTTCAATTGTTACTTTGCCGTTAAATACTGTTCGCGTAAATACAGCGTCGTGAAAAACGTCTTCGACAATCACCGGTTGCCCGGTCATGGGGTCAATTGCAGTGCGTTCTACGATTGTTTCTGTGTGTTCCTGAAGCTCTAGCTCGTCGTCGTTCAACAGAGACTGATACTCAGCCTGGGTCAGGTTCTCGTATTCTTCGGTGGTGGTGTCTTCGATCTCTTCCCAGTAGTGCTTAACGATGCCCACTTTCTGCATCAGCGCGTCCAGGAACATATTGTAGAGCACCATGAAACCGTCGTTCTGCTTATAGAACACATGGTTTACATAGTTGGTAGCCTGTTCAGCCACCGCCACGTCTTCGGGGCTTTCTGGTACAAACTCTACTACATTCTCACCGGCTGTGAAGATACGCATCAGGGACGGCATCATCCACATGAGGGTATCTTGAACATCTGTGACAACTACCTGAGAACGTCCGTCCTCTTCGTTGCCAAACGGTTCACCATAGAAGTACTCCATGGATTTTTCACGCTGAGAACTAATCTCAGAGTCATAATAGGTAGAGCTACCGTTGATCTCTGTGTCAACAAGGGCGATAATCTCATTATCGTCTAGATAAGTTGCCATGCTCAGGACTTCTTCGTTTTCTTTTTGGGAAAGCCCTTTTTCATATTATCGTAGGCTTTTGGAGAGATAGTGCTATCTTTTTTGCTCCGGGAGATACCTTTGCGCTTGCGCTTGTTGATGTTCGCGTAGAGACCTTGCTTTGCCATGTTTACGCCTTCCCTTTGCCTTTGCGTTCTTTACCATATCCGCTGGCATACGCTGCTCGTCCTTGACGTTCTGCGGCTGCGCGAGTTTTGTAGACTTTGCCTTTACTTCCCCAACGATACCCACCTTTGACCTTTCTAACTGGCATTAAACAATTCCCGGAGAGTTATATTGAATCTTGGAGTCAAAGTTGTACTTGCGGTAGACTGTTTTGTTTTTACCACGCTCTCCAAACCGCTCTACAGAGAGGGCAGCGTAGCGCATTGCACTTAGAAGGTCATCTTTGACCGGAACGACTTTACCGTTTTTACGATGGTAGAGACGAAGCTCTTCCAGTGTTTCAGTACAAGACTGGAATATTTGGAGACGACCTGTTTCAAAGCGTTGTAGTAGTTCACTGATACCTGCCTCGATAGAGTTGTTTCCCTTAGTGGCACCGTCAACTGGAGGGTTTGAGAAGTGCTCTGTGAGCATATAGACCCCCAGGTCTCTATACTGCTGTGCCAGCTGTACTCCGCTGCCCTTGTCGTGCTGTAGTCCGTCGTGGGGAAATGCCACTGGTAATGCCGGTGTTCTAGCGTTAATTACTGCCGCGTGGGTCAGCGGTGTTTCCTTGCTTCTACGGTATTCGTCGTAGATATAGATAATATCGTCGTCGGGGTCTAAAGCAGCCCACGATACAGCGGTGGGATGGTCAAAACCAAAGTCGATAGCAGCTATGCACAAAAAGTGGTCTGGTATTTCAAAATCTTCACAAACTATGTCTTCTTCACTTACCGGATAGACAAGGCCAGAGCCGAAGACCGGTATACCCTTGGACCTCATCTCCCTCTCTGCTGGACTATAGACCGCCAGTAGCTGCGTCTTGGTCTTTTCGTCCAAGTGGTCCACGTCGTCCCACGTTGCCGTACACATCGACTGTCCCGGCTTCAGGTCGTTCAGGAACGCACTTACAACGCTAGTCATGCCCCGCTCTGGGGTAAACGTCATATAGACAATCCCGTCAGTGTCAGCGGTTCGGGTGATACACTGCGAGAAAATCTCGTGTTTAGGTTCCTCGTCGAGCCAGACAACGTCGATTGCCTCGCCCATGAACTTCTCAAAACCCTGCTCGTAAGCCTTAAAAGCTATCTGCGAGTTACCGCCGCTCTTGTGCTTAACCAAGGCACTGGAGAAGGCGTTAGGCACCCCCGGCTTACGCACTGTTGATACAATCTTGTCCAAGGGGATTGCACCTTTGCCCAGTTGTGTAGGGTCTTGAGGTGAACCAAACAGTTCCTTTTGGATAATATCCCGCGTTGTATCGTTACTCTCACCAGCAGCCCATACCTTTACAGGCTTCTTAAATCGTCTACCCTCCCACCACTCAGGGTACTCTCCTGTAAGGTGATAGGCGGTTTCGACAGCCCCGCAGTAAGTCTTCCCCACCCGGTTAGCCGCCATTAGAATACGTTGCGGACAATCTTTGCCCTGAGCGTGGAACTTCTTCTGGTAAGGGTAAGCTTTGTAGAACTTGATTCTGCTTGTTTCTACACGTTTTTGCTTTTCCTGGAGAAGCTCCAATACATCCTGTTTCACAGTTGTCTTAACTCTTGTCTTTGAACGGAATTACGTTCTCTGTGTCCAGTAGTTCTTTAATCTGTTCGTCGAGTTCCTTGTCAGACATCTCGTGAACTTCTTTAAATACCG